ATCTCATTGCCAATTTGCCTAAAGACGTAAACGACGTTGACGCCAAGCACGGCAACCGCTTCCAGCGCCGTGCGCACCCCTTCGCCAAAGACGGAGGCAAAACTTCCCGACTCGTCCTTGGCCCGCACCATTTCGGACGTGAGCTTTTCGAGGAATGGCAACAGATCGTAGGCAGCCGCCTTACCTGCAGCGCCGAACGCCGCCGCAAGCCGGTTCAAATTCTTTTCGTAGGCTTCTGCCTGGGCCGCCTGCTCGGTGGTGACTTTCCCGACCAGTTCGGATTGCTCGGCAAGGTCCTTGAGGAATGGAAGCGCCTCCGCGCCAGCCTTTCCGAGCAGCGCCATTGCCACTGCGGTTTTGCCACTGCCGTCACGAAACTGGTCAAGCGCCTTGGCGATTTTAAGCATCGCCTCGGCAGTGTCCATTTGCCGCAGTTCGTCTGCGGACAACCCAAGCGCCTCAAGTGCTGCGGCAGCTCCCTTGGATTCTTCGCCGGTCCCTTGCAGCGATTTTGCGAGTTTTTGCAGGGCCGAATCGACAAGGTCGATGTCGACTCCGCTAACCTTGGCCACGCTCGCCAGCGCCGACAGATTCTCAACCGAGGCGCCGGTCTTTTCCGCCATGTCGTCGAGCGAGGCGGCGAACTTGAGCGTATTGGTGATTCCTGCGGTGAGTGCTCCGAACGAAAGCGCCGCACCAAGGCCGGCGAAGATCGGGCCGAGGCCGACGGCGGTTTTTTCCAGCGAAGACAACCCAGCCTGGACGGACTGGAGCGCGGCCCGCGTCTCGTCCTTGGCGGTGATGATGATCTGGGTTTTGTTCTCAGCCATTTCTCATTTGCTCACCAAGCGCCCATTGCATCGGGTCGATTTCCTGGGCGGTGTTTTCCGGCGCCGGAATCGGGCCCCACGGCTGCCATGACCAGATGGCGAACCACTCGCCGAACTCGGCGGCGGTCATTGTCGCCTCGAGTTCGGCAACCGTCCGCCCGAGACGCAGTGCCAGCGCGAACAGAAAGCGGCGCTCGGGCGCCGCCGTCAGTTTTTTTCGACGGCCTCCGCGTCGAGGCCGGAGAGTTTCCGGGCCACCTTGAACAGGTCGAACACCTGGTCGAAGTGGCCGCCGCCGAGCTCCTCCCACTGGTCCTCGGAAAGCAGCGGCGTTCCGGCTGCGTCGATGACGCACAGCGACAGCAGCCGGCCGATGCTTTCGTAGTTCCGCCCGTCCTGGCGCAGGTTGGAAAACAGGGAGAGGCGTTCCGACAGGCGCAGGCCGCGGACGATGACATCGCCGCCCAGCGCCGGCACGGCGACGGTTTCCCGCGGCAATACCGGAAGGTGGGCGGCTGCATCTGCGGATGAGAGCGTTGCCATCAGGAACTATACGACTTCGAGCCGCCGAGCGCCGTGAAGGTGACGCTGGTCTTGATCAGGTCCTGTGCCGACCCGGTCGGCGCCAACGAGCAGCCGACGTAGGCATTGAAGACGAACTTCTGGCCGTTGGCGAAGCCGAACAGGATGGCGCGCTGCGCCTGGCTGTCCGATGCGGACTTGAGCGCGATCAGGCCGGAGTCGGACGGGTCCCAGAAGGACTCGAAAGTGTAGTTCGACGGGTTCGGCAGGCCGGGTACCTGCGTCTTGATGCTGTCATGGATCGTCGTGGTGTCGATGAAGTCGAAATCTCCGCCGCTGGCGTTGATGTTGGTGAGCGTGGCCAGGGAGGTGCCGAAGGTGATCTTCTGGCATGATCCGGACGAAAACGTCGCATAGTTGGTCGTATCTTCGCCTTCGAGCGAAAACGAGTCGGTCGCCACGGCGGAAACGCGGAAGACACGGTAATTGACCTGGTACATCCCCTGTACGGTCATGAGCACGTAGTCGCCGTTGCTGTAGCCGTGCGCCGTGCTGGACACGACGCCAGGGTTGGCCTTGGTGATTGCGGTGATGGTTTTGGCGGATGCGAGCGCGGATTGCACGGATACCGCCACGCTGCTCCATTTGGTGATGACTGCCATGTGAATCTCCTTTAGATGGCGGTGGCCGGATTGCTCGCGGCAGTGAAGTAATGCGCCAGGTAATCGACGCGCAGGATGCCTACCGGCTTTTCCAGCCCTTCGTCGAGGTCGACCGCAACCGTCCTCGGCAGCGGCCTGGATTTCAAAAGCCCGCCGAAGGTTGCGTCGCCGGTGCCGATGGCGGCCTCGACTTCGGCCAGCATCGTGTCGAGCGTGTTGTCAAGCCCGGAAACGGCCTTGGCGCAACACTCGACGCGCAACACGGCGTGGCGGTCGAGCAATGCATCCGCGGCCATGCTCTCGGTGCCGATGTCTTCTTCGTCGAGATAAACGCGCAGGCACGGCAGGTTTGCGTCTGACAGCGGCTGGATGCGCGACGGATAGACGCGCGAGCCGCTGGTGGCCAGGCCGGTGAGCCTGCTGGCGACCGCGCTGCGGATGCTGGTTCGGACGTGCGCCATGTCAGTCAGCTGCTTTCATCAAGCCGAAAGTCTTGACAATCGTTTCGCCTGCAACGACATCGATCATGTAAGTGACATCGAGGCGCGCAACTTCACCAGGGTCAAGACGCAGCCGCACGTTCGTACACCCGTCGACTGGAAGGTTGACGGCCTGCAGAATCTTGATGGCCAGCGCGCTTGCTTTAACTGGTGTCTGTGACATGTCAGGCGGCCTTGTCGAGCGTCAGCACCACGTCTCCGGCCTCGGCATCCGGCGCGTGCCGGGTGACGGTGTAAGCGACGCCGCCGATGCTTACAGGATCGCCATGCACGATTCCGTCGGCGTCGACCGTGGTCAGGCGCAGGATCGGCTGGCTACCTTCAATGCTGGCGAACATCAGCGCGGGCTCGTTGACAAAAACGCCGGTGACTTCGCGCGCAGCCTGCCCGGATGGCGTGACGGTCACCGTCCGCCCGAGGCGTCCAATGATCCGTGCGGTATGCGCGGCGAAGTCGACCATGCCGCGATCAGGTCGCGACCGGCACGTAATGGCCGAGCTTGATCTGCACGGTAGAGGACGGGTTAGAGGCGGCGGTGACGGCGACGCCGACGCATTGCTGCGCCGTGGTCGTCTTGTTGACCACCTTGTTGGTCGAGTCCCAGAATACGCGGTCACCGACGGAGATCGCCAGGGCCGAGGTCTTGCCGATCTCGACAACGCCTTCGACGACGAACTCGCCTGCGGCGCCGTTGGCGACGGCCTGGGTGGCGACGCCGAAGAGTCCGGCGCCGAACAGGTAGCCGATGCCGGCCGCGACATCCGCGCCTGGAGTCAGGGTCAGGACTTCGCCTTCTTGCTTGTAGGTCTTCATGCTGTTTTCCTTTCAGTGTTGCCGGGCAGCGATCGCCGCCCGGCGGTCAGGCTTAGTTGCCCTTGACGAGGCCGCGGTGGTCGATGGCCTTGGCTCCGAAGTCCAGGCGGGCCTTGAACTCGACACCGTCGACTTCCCAACCTTCCTTGGTTTCCAGGTACACGCCCTGATTTCCTTCGAGATAGGCGTATTCGATCGTGTCGATCTGCGACGGGTCGGCGGCGAGGTACCAGGCGGTGGTGCTGGCCGTGTCGAGACGCGGCTCGGCGAGGACCTGCAGGGCGCCAGCAAACGGGTTGATCGACGACGAGGCGCTGGCGGCATACGCTTGGCTGGTAAATTGTTGCGCGACGGTTTCGAGCGCTGCCGGAACCAGCAGATAGCGCGGCGTGACGTTGATCTTGCGGCCGTCGAGGCCGGTCTGCACGCGCATGGCGGCGCGGCAAACGCCGAGCTGCGCGACCGAGATGGCGGCGCCGGACGGCAGGTTGCCGTGGTTGGCGTGGAACAGCGCAACGCCGTCGGCGAGCGCCGCGTTGGCGGTGATGATGCCCCAGACGGTATCGGACTCGAGGTCGGCGGCGGCGCGGCCGAACATCTCTGGCAAGCGGGTGAAGGCCGACAGGTCGTCGTTGATGATGGTCTGGCGGGTCAGCGCGACGATCTTGCCGTAGGATGCGACGGCGTACTGCTCGCGGGCTTCGGACATGGCGCCATACTTGTATTCACCGTGCTCGTTGACCTTCTCCAGCGTCGGCGCGTCGCCCAGGGCGTTGCGGCTAATCGTCTTGAAGTCGGGCGCGGTGACCTGGCGGCAGAAGGGGCGGAAGGTCTGCGGTGCGGCTTCATACGCCTGGCGCAGCGTCTTGCTGGCGACGTTGGCGAGGATATACGGGAAGTCGCCGGTAGTCAGCATGGCGCGGGTAGCGATCTGGTCGCGCGACAGGCCGCGGATGTCGACGCCGCGCTCGGCGAGCAGGTCGCGGGCGGTTTCGATCAGCGACAGGCCGGCGTAGCGCTTGCCGAGGTCCGTCAGCTTGTGCTGACCGGGGTTGTGGCGGTGCAGCAGCGCTTCCTGGACGGCAGCGCGGCGGGTCTCGACTTCATCGACCAGCGTTTCGACGTGGCCCATCGGCGGGCGGATCTGATCGGCGCCGCGCTCGGCGGCCTTGGCGATGGCCTGGCGGCGGGCTTCGTCTGCGGAAACGCCCTTGCCGACCAGGTCGTCTGCGAAGGATTGATCGAGGCGCAGGCCGCGCACGGCCTCATTGATTTCGGCAACGCGGGTGCGCTCGGCGGCGATGGCCTCCTGGCGGATCGCGTCGACGTTCGGCTCCGGCTTGGCCGGGGTGTTGTTTTCAGCCATGACGGCTCCTTTCGTGGTAAGGGCGCCGGGCATTTCGTCCGGCAGGGGGACAACTTCAAAATTGGCGCTGCGGCCGACGCCAACGGTGGCGTCGGCGGGAATGTCGACCAGCGAGATTTCATGCGGCGTCCACCGCGTGACGCGGTATTCGTCCGGCGCGTCTTCGCGGGCGCGCTGCAGCCGGCGCTCGTTGATCTGGTAGCCGACCGAGACGTTGCGGACGATGCCGTCGCGGATGTCCTGGACCAGGCCGTCCAGCTCTGGGCGGCGCGACAGGCGGATTTCGGCGCGTCCGATTCCGTCATCGATCCATGCCTTTTCGACAACACCGATGGTGGCCAGCGGCGAGCCGGCGGCGCCCCCGTAGCGCTCGTGGTTGGCGAGCACCGGCGCGCCGGCATTGAGGCGCGACAGATCGACTTCGGAATCCTTGTGGCCGAGAATCTCGACCCACGGTTCGTCGAACCAGGTGGAACGGGTGTAGGGCGTTTCGGACGAAAACGACAGGGAAAGGACGGCGTTGTCGCCGTCGGCGCGAACTTCCAGGCCGGTTGCCTGGCGGGTCAGCGTGCCTTCGATGCGTGAGGCGGACATAGGGTCACCTTGGGATTAGGTGACGCTATGTTACTTCATAGCGCGCATTGCAAAAATACCTAAAATTGAAATGTCAGAGCAGAAAAAGCAGCAGCGCCTCGTCATCTTCGACCGGCCTGATTTCCGGCGCGACCGGCGCCTTGAAGCCGGCTCCGCTGCGGTACTTCGGGCGCCAGGTTTCCGGCGGTGTCAGGTGCTCTTCATCGGCCGGCGCGAACCAGACGGAGGGGAACCATCCGCCGGCGAACCACTGCGCGAACCAGCCCTCGTTAGCTGCCATCGAGGACCGCCCCGGTGCGGTTGTTCTCGGCGTCGAAGCTGCCGACGATGCGGTCGGTGGTGCCGTCGAGCCCCTTGAATGTGATCGTGCTGCCGGCCTTTTCGGTAGTGCCGGCGAGCGCGGCGGCAATGATGCGGGTGACTTCCTCGAACGTCAGGCCGGATTCGACGGTGTAGCCATGCACGGCGGCGGCCAGCGCGCCGTAATCGACGCCGCCGGAGGCCGCGCTGTTCAACTTGGCGCCCATCGTGCCGGCCTCGTTGTTGGCGGCGGCCAGCGCGCCCCAGACGGCGGCGGCGAGGTTTTCCGGGGTTAGCGCCGTGGTGTCGGCGGTGGTTCCGGTCATGTAGCCGAGGCCCATGATCGCGCTATGGCCGTCGATGGTCAGCGTGGCCGTGCCGGTGAGCGAGGCTTCGGCGCCGAGCGCGGCGGCGCCGGTGATGGTGACGGTCGCCTGGCCGGTGCCGAGGATGGTGGCAACGATGGCGGCGGTGCCGTCGATGGCGATGGTGGCGGTGCCGGTGGCGCTGACGATGAGGCCGGCGGCGACGGTGCCGGTGATCGTGATGCTGCCGCTGGCGGTGGCCGGCTTGCCGAGTTCGCCTGCGGCGCTGGCGGCGATCTCGACGCGCGAGCGCATGAAGGACTTGATCGCGCCGGCAGTGTTGGCCATTACCCAGGAATACGGGTGCTTCGACGCCGACGGCAGCGAGGCCAGCCGGCTGTTGATGCCCTCGCCGACGAAGATGTTGCGCTTGTACGCCGGCATCGTCCGGCTGCGCAGGGTCGACGGGTTGCCGCCATCAAGCGCCGTGGCGCCGAACAGGCGCCCGGTGAGGTTGTGCCGGTAGCCGTTGCCGATCAGGCCCATTTTAGCCGCCGTAGGCGTAGTCGAAGTTGGCGTAGACGGTGCCGCCCGAGGTCGTCGCGCCGGTTGCGAAGACGAGGAAGGTGACGTTCGCGCCGTTGCGCAGGCGCGGCAGGCTGGGCACGGTATTGACGAAATCGACCAGGTTGTAGAGGCCGGTGGCCGGGACAGGGATCGGCATGCACAGCGGCTTGCACAGGCCAATGAAGACGCTGCCGGAGGCGTGCGCGGTGCCGCCCCAGATCAGGTTCTCGATGTCCTTGACGCCGGTATCGCCCGCCTGCAACGGCAGGAATGGGCCGTACTTGTTGGCCGCGTTACCGGAGTTGAGGACGGTGCCGCTGGTTGCCGAGGCGGTCGAGACGCAGCCCGACGTAGTGACCCGCGAGGCCGTGCCGGCGCTGTTGGTGTAGGTAATCTGCATCGTCGGCGCATTGGCGCCCATTGTCGCGTAGCTGGCGACGAACAGGCGCAGGCCTTCGCCGTTCTGGTAGCGGTCGACGTTCGCCGCCGTGTTGCTGATCGGCGTCATGGTGATTGTCTTTGTGCCGGTGGTGCTGACGTTGGTCGTGGTCAGCTTGGCATATCCGACCAGGTCGATTGGCAGCACGAACCACGGCGCTCCGGCTGCGGCGACGACACTGGCGCCCATCGTCAGGATGTGCTTGGTGGCCGGGCTGGTCTGGTCGCCGATCGGGATCGAGCCTTCGCTCCAGGTATTGTCGGTGGCGGTGAAGGTCGCTTCGGTGCCGCCGAAGGTGGCCGCCGGAATCGAGCCGGCCGAGTTGAGCAAGTGCTGCCAGTGCCCTGCCTGGCCGGCGGCGACGGTCGTTTTCTGGTAAACAATCGGCTCGATCTTGCCGTTGCTGGTGATCTGGTTGATCAGGTCGTCTTGGCTGGTGAATCCCATGTCAGGCACTCCATTGCGTCTCAAGGACGCCGGTGAGGATGGAAGAGGCAAGCGATCCGGCATTGCCGCGGGCGACGATGCCCAGCACCGCGCCCTGCTTGATTTCTGGCGGCTGCATGTGGATAACGCTTTCGAGCTGCGAGGCGGCGCCGTAGCTTTCGAGGTTGCCGGAGGTGGTGCGCCGGCATTCCTGTGTGGCGACGGTGTGCAGCAGCGGCTTGACCAGCACCAGGGCCATCAGGCCGCCGCCGGCCCCCGAGAAGGTAACGGATTCGACCGAGCGCACGCCGGAGTCGCCGGCCTGCAATTCGATGAAATGCTGCGATCCGCTGGACGCGTTGGTGGTTGAGCTGACCAGCACGCCGCCGCCGGCGATGGCCTTGGTATAGGTCACGGCGCTGGTGCGCCCGCTGACGCCGTCCTGGTTGGTGTAGGACACGGTGAAGGTGCCGACCGTCGACGCGGCGGACTGGCCGACAGCCATCAGCAGGACACCGCGCCCGTCCGTGTAGCGCGGCAGCGCGGCGGTCTGGACCATGTCCTGCTGCTCGCCGACCGCATCGGTGTCGATGAACGGGTAGTAGAGCAGGTAGTCGCACAGGCACAAGAGCTGGTTCTGGTTGGTGGTGCCGGTGGCGCTGGCGGCGGCGGTCATCACCGTGAGCGACTTGACGAACTGCCCGGCCACGTTCGGCACATGGATGCCGCGAATGGCCTCTACGTGCGCAGCTTCGAGCGGGGCAGAGGCGTAGAAGTTGGCCGGCGGGTTGCCGGCAAAATAGGTGTAGTCGACGAAGTCGTTGGCGACCGTGGCCGCCGAGGCGACGGCCTTGCGGAAAGTGGTCAGGTGGTAGCGCCCGGCTTCCCGGGCGTCTGCCCACTCGCGGACGCCGACGAAGCCCATTTATTCCGCCGTGACGGTCAGGCCGCCGGCCTCGATCTGCGGCCGGATGTTCAGCGCGATGTCGAGGTTGTCGTCGAGCGGGATGATCAGCGCCATGCCGACGGCGCCGCTGGCGGTGTCGCACCAGATGGCGTGCGTGGCCGTCTGGGTGGCGCCGGCGTCGGTGCGCTTTCCCCATTGCAGCAGGTTGGCATTGGTGCGCGAGGCGCCGCTGCCCGACCAGGCGGTGGCCTTGGTCATGGCGATGCGGGCATAGCCGGTGTAGGTAAGTTCTCCGGCCAGCGGGCTGGCTTCGTCGGGCGAGCCGGCGCCGAGGGCGAGATAGCCGGTTGCGCCGGCGCGCCAGGCGGGATCTGTGCCTTTGAGAATCCAGTCGAGCGAATCGGATTCGGTGGCGTTGGACATGGACATGACGTTAATCCTTTCGGTTGATTCAGCGGAGTTGATCGATGGTCATAGCAGCGACTTCTTCGCCGTCGCCCAGGCGGCGCCGATGGCGGCGATGACGCCGACGAGCCAGGTGATGATCTTGCCGACCAGCTTTGAGCCTTTCCACATGCTGACCATCTCGTCGATGGATTCCTTGATGGTGTCCTCGCGGGCAATGTGATCGTTCAGCGTCTCGCCGACCGCATGGAGGTCGCCCTTGATGGCATCGAGCGTGCGGTCCTGGTGATTGAGCCGCCAGAGGATGATCAGCAGCGGGTCCGTTTCGACGTGCGACACGTCGGCGACGTGCTGCGCGGCCTCGAGCATTTCCTGTTCCAGAGCGCGTTCGGAGTGCTCGTCAGGCATCGTCGCGCCGCCTTCCGTCTTCGTCGAACCACACGTCGTTGCGGCAATCTCGCTCGACGAGGCGGGTCATCAGTAGCACCATGCCAATTCCTGCCAGAAAGCAGGCGACAATTCCGAAAACGACGGCCAGCAGGTGCAGCACCACGTCACCATTAAAGAGGAAGCTGTTGCTCATTTCGGCGTCCCATATTCGATGGCGCTTTCCATGTTTTCAACGCACCCGTGCAAGAGTTGCAGCGCGGCGGACAATTCGTAGACCGGCCGGCGGATGAATATGTCGCCCGGTTCTCCGGCTTCGATGGCGACCGCCTGCGCCTCGGTTTGTTCCTGCTCGGCGCGATAGATCTGCGCCAACTGGCCGTGCGCCGACTTGAGCATCGATGCCAGTTGCACCAGCGCGGCGCGGCGATCGAGCGTCATTTTCTACCGCCTGTCCGCCAGCATTGCGGTTTTTTGCTGGCTGCCGTAGGAGGTGCCCAGGAAAAAGCCGGTGATCGACCCGAGGACCAGGCTGATGATCGAGGATACGACCATTGCGCGGATGTCATTCGTCCATCCCTCGCCGAACATGACGGCGGCGACGACCAGATAGACCAGCGGGAGAATCAGGACGGCTACCAACAGCGCCGGGGACATCCACGGCTTGCCCTGCTGCATTGCCGCCTGGTCGGCCTGGCGCGCGCCGGCAATCCCACCGCCGCCGGCTTCTCCGGCGAGCTCGTACCAATGCGCCGATACCGCTTTGGCGTAGGTCGCCGCCAGTTCAGGGTCGGCCTGCAGCGCAGTGACTGCTCCCTCCGCCGTCTTTTGCTCGGTGACGGCTTTGGCGATCTCGACCGCCACCTCGGCGGCCTTGGCGTTTTTCTCGGCCTGCGCGCTCTCACCGAAGAGGCGGATGAGCGATGGCGCGGCCTGGACCAGCGCCGGGAGTGCGGCGGCTACGAATGGAACCATTGGGCGATCCTCTGAAACAGGTTGGGCTTCTTGTTCGGAAAAGGGACCGGCCCGGCGGCATCCTCGCTGCTGGCGAGCGCCTTCTGCGCACGGGCGTGGTATGCCTGGCGGTCAGCCATGCCGTTGTACCCGCCGTTGATGGCCTTGGTGATCAGGTCGAATTTCCCGGCGTCGGCCAGCGCGTTGAGGTCGCGGGAATACCAGTACCACGCCGCGGAGCGGACAGACAGCGGCAGCATTTCGAGCATTTCCGGATGCCGGCACAGTTCGTCCGCGTCGTGCAACAGGTCACGGCTGCAGGCGCGGTAATTGTTGTAGCCGGTGATCTGGATCAGTCCGCGGCCCTTGTAGTAGCGGCCCGTGGTCGTGCCGGCCGCCTTCGCAAGCGCGATCGCTTCCGGGCGGTTGTTGCCGAGTGAGGCGCGGTCGTCATAGGCGCTGCCGTCGGCGATCTCGCGCACGTATTTCAGCGAGCCGGATTCGTGCCCGATCTGCGCCAGGAAGGCCGCTTGCCGCGCCGGCGTGTTGATCGCGAATTCTTCCATCGCGGCGTTTATGTGTGACAAAAACTGTGCCGCCTGCGCCGCGTTGGCGGAGGGCATGATCTCCAGCAACTGCTTGAGCGTGATCCGGTTCATTTGCGCGCCTTGTCCAGTTTTCCGATGGCGGCCAGCAGAACGGCGCCGACCTCGGACAGGGCGTCGACTACTTCCGCAGCCCCGTCGCCGTGCGGAGACAGCCCTTTGACGACGCGCTCTTCATCGTCGCGAATCTTGGCGATGCGCTCGCGCGCGGCGGCGAGCTGCTCGATTTCACACTTGATGCGGAGGCGGCGAACTTCGTTCATGCGTCTTCCTCGATCTGCGTTGCCTTGACGATATTCCCGGCCTTGTCGCGGGCGATCGTGGTTTCCGTCTTGCGCGCCGGCAGCGCGACAGTCACCTCGGCGGGCTGCACATCGTTGGTAATCGCCACGTTCGGCGCGGCGACGTTGACCACAGGCGCAGCGACGTTGACCACAGGGGCCGGCTGCTCGCGCTCGGAGATCTCGTTGACTACCTGGACGACGGGGGCAGGCTGCTCGCGCTCGTGGATTTCGTTGACCACGGTTGCCGGCGGCACGGCGATCTCTGCGCGCACTTCGGTGGCGCCGATGGTGACGGCGGGCGGGTGGTTGTGGATGACGGTATCTCCGGACTTCGGTTCCTGCGCCAGCGATCGCACCAGGGCGAGGGTCAGTTCCTTGCTGGCTGGATCAGGCGGCGCGGCCGGCGCGGGCGCTGGCGGCAGCAGGTCGCTTGTGATTCCCAGGGCGGCCATCAGTTTGCGCTCGGCGGCGATTTCCTCGAAAACCCGGTCCGGGTCGTTGCCGCGGGCGCGGATGGTCTCCGAAACGCTGGTCAGGTTGGCGGAGATTTCGTCGCGGGCCGCGTTGACTTCCTTGGCTGGATCGACCCATTGCCGGCGCGGCGGCGTCCACGTCGGGCGGGCAGGCGGGCGCTTGGCCACGGCCTTGACGGCGAAGGCGGTGTCGGCCCAGCGCGACCAGATCGGCTGGAGCATCATCGGCACCAGGACGTGCCATTGCAGCATGTCGACCGTTTTGTAGAACTCGACGAGCCCGGCGCGGATGCTGGAGTAGTTGACTTCGGTAAGGTCGCCGGTCATCTGCTCATAGGTGATACCGATGCCGGAGGCAATGGCGCGAAGCTGCGTCTTCGTGTAGTTACCGTAATCTCCGCTGCTGGCAGGGGCTCCAAAGCGCACGTCCTGGCCGGGCTTGAGGTACTGGATGAGGCCGGCGCCGAGGCTTTCGATGCGATTTCCGGCGGCGTCCGTCGTGCCTTCCGTGAGGCCGACCGCCGGGTCTTCGGTGGTGACGATGGCGGAGAAGCAGGATTCGATTCCCTTGCGGACCAGTTCGGCCTCTTCGTAATCATCGAGGTCACGCATCTTGAGCAGGATCGAGGCCATGCGCGGGACGCCGCGCGTCTGCCCGGGTCGCTGGCGCTCGAAGATGTGCAGTACCTGCTCGGCCGGGACTCGCTTCGATTCCAGGCCGACGCCGCGATTGACGGTATCTCCGGGGTGCTGGTTGAACAGCCAATAGGCGGTGCGGCGGCCGATGGCGTCGTATTCGACGCCGGAGACCATCCAGCCGCCACCTTTGAGCGGTCCGGTTTTTCCGGAATCCAGGTAATCCGGCTCGAGAACCTGCAACTGCAGCGGGACAATCAGGCCATCTTCCGGGCGCCGCTCGCGGTAGCGGATCAGGCATTCGCCGGACTCGAACAGGCATCGCATGACCAGCGCCTGCAGGCCGTAGAAGTCAAGCAGCCCGTCGGCGTCGCATTCATTTACCCAGCGTGCCCAGGCATGGCGCGCGTCTTCGGCTTTGACGGTGATTCCGGTGCCGACGACGTTGGCCACGAACACGTCGCGCGCGCGGCTTGCATAGGGATTGTCACGGCATAGGGCGCGGGCGCGGTCGCGCAGCTTGACGGCGCTGCCGCCGACTTCGGCATCGGCCGAGGTGCTGCCGGTGATCCAGCCGCCGGTACGGCGTCCGGTCTTCGCACCTTCATAGGCACGGACGAAGCCGTCGCGCGACGCGGCGCGCTGGAGCGCGGCACGGGCGCCGACGCGGCGCAGTGCAACCGATGGGGCGAAGACGCCGATCAGGCGGTCAAGCGCGTTCACGTCCTCACCCGCTGCACGTAGCTTTGCGAAACGGGCCGCTCCGTTGTGCCAGACGCAATCAGCCCTGCCTCGATGTCGCGTTTGGCCTTTAGGAGGTCGCTGACCGAGCGATAGGTGACGCTGCGGCCGTCGACCGTGACCGTCAGTTCGCCGGTGGCGATGGCGGCCTCGATCGCCGCCAGGTGCGTGGTTGTGTATGCCATGTGGCCGTTGCTTTCCGGTAATGCCCACCATCAGCATGCGCTTTGGCATCATTGCAAAACTACGGAAAAATGAAATTCACCTCCCATTTCTGGCGGTTTGGCGGTCGATTTTGTGAACAGGATATGCGGCGGTTTTGCAGCGTTAAATAGAATAGGCGGCGTTTGTGCCGTCTACTTCTAGTTAGTGGCCTTCGTGTTTCGTCTCCGCGCACTCGGCGCGACTCGCAAGCCCGCTGTTGAAAATTCTCGTTGCGTAGCCTTTCGCGGCGCACTGCTCAACAATCAGCTTCAGTTGAGCATCGCTGATGGGCGCAGGCGTACAGGCTGTGAGCGAGAGCAACAGCATCGCTGCCGTCGTATTGACCTTGTGCATTTCATTCCTTTCGGGGGCGCTCGGCCCCTAACACCACGGTCGAGGTCGCGCCTTCGGCGCTGGACGCTTCGCCGGCAGGCCGCACAACTTGGTCGTTCACCGCCCCTTCCGCACACGCCAGACGGTCGTCAAACTGACATTGAATGCCGCGGCGATTTCGGCATAGGTGCCGGTGGCGTCGCGGATGGCCTGGCGGCGGGTCGGAGAATGCTTGGGGATGTAGATCTCTGCGCCGCCCCAGTTCAGGCGCAGGTCGGCGTCTATCATGTCGCGCTTCGGTTTGCTGATCGGCACGTGCGTTGCAACGGTGTCGAGTATGGAAGCGATTAAGTCATCTTCTGGCACGGGAGCGAATCCTTTCTAGAAGGTCATTGCCTCGGGTTGGCGGCGGGAGCGGGGTTGAGGGTTCTGCTTTCTGGTCTTTTTCGGCGTCGACCGCGACAGTTGCATCCTTGAGCGTGGCGCCGGAGAGGCGCAGCGCGACCAGCGCCAGGATAAGGCAGTCGAGCGCCTCGTTGCGGGCGCGGGTCTGCACCCATTCCTGTATCGGCCTGTGGCCCTTGAAGCGTGTGACCAGCTTTTCGGCGGCCAGCTGGGCGAAGTATTCGTCGTCAAAGGCGGGTTCCTGCGGGAAGTGCAGGTAGCCTGGGCCGGGTTCCATCTGCTTCAAGCGCGCGTAGAGCATTCCCTTGCCGCCGTCGACGCCAATCGGCTCGACCGGAACGCCGCGTTTGCGCTTGACGCGCAGGCGCTGGCGGCGCTTCTTCTCGTCCTCGACCAGCGGGCGGCCCATTCCGAAGACGCCCTTGGTGGCGAAGCACCAGCGCCGGCGGGCGACGAAGGCATAGACCTGGCTGGCGTTGTAGCCGGAATCGATGGCGCACACCTTGACCTCGACGTCGGCCAGCGTTTCGGCGAGGTCTTCCCAGACCTGCGGCTGCGCGGTGTCGCCGGGCAGGATGACGTGGTCGCGCACCCAGCCTTCCTCGCCTTTGCCCCAATCGACCACGGTCAGCTCGAGGCGGTCTTTCTGCACGTCGACGCCGCCGGTGCGCAGGCCGACCGGCAGCGCTTCCGGGTAGATTTCCAGCCGCGAGATCAGGCTGACGTTCTCGATGCTGTCTCCCTCTTCCTTGAACACTTCGCCGAGGTAGGTGTTGAAGAAGGCTTTCAGCTCGGACGAGTCGCCCTGGGCGTCGATCCACTTCTGTGCAACCTTGACCCACGACAAGCCGAGGCCGACCGGCGCATACAGCGCGTTGATGTGATAGCCGCGGTGGTGGCGGATGTGCGGTCGGGCGGCAATCCATCGGCCGCGGGCCAGCATTTCGGTTTTGCTGTTTTCCTCGATGATGGCGGCGCATTCGCGGCAGACGTACCAGGCGGCGGCGACATGCTCCGGGCCTTCCTGCCCTTCTTCTTTTGGCGCTCGGCGGAACTTGAGGCCGTAGGGCGCATCCTTTCCGCCGAACTCGAGCGGCTGGTATTCGCCGCAATGCGGGCACGGCACATGATACCGGCGCATGTCGCTCCGCGCGTATTGCTGGGTGATGCGGCTGGCGCCTTCCTTGGTCGGCGTGCTGACCAGGTAGGTTTTCGCGCGGGTGTAGGTGCGCTGGCGGTTCTCGATCAGCGTCATCGGGTCGCCTTCTCCTCCGACGTCCCACGGGAAGGCATCGACCTCGTCGCAGATGACGTATGGCAGGTGATCGGAGCGCAGCGAATCCGGCGAGTTGGCGCCGGCCTTGATGATGCGCGAGCGGGCGCCGTATTCGAGCAGGTCTCCGCGGTTGGCGCGGGCGCGCTTGGCTGTGCTGACCAGCCCGGCCAGCGCCGGCGATTCGTCGATCATCTTGGCCAGGCGCGGATTGAACGAGCGGTCGCGCAGCTCGAGCGTCGGCATCACGCACAGTAGGTCCTTGTTGCCGAGGTGGTGCATCAGGTAGCCAATCCAGTTGAACATGGCCTCTGTGCCGCCGACGCCGGACGACTTCATGAAGGTTACCTGGCGCACGCTGGAATGCTCTGAGAGCGCGTCCATGATCTCGACCAGGTAAGGCGTCAGCGCGTTATGCCACGGCCCAGGCGCGTTGGTGCCCGAGCGCAGCTCGCGGTGACGATCGGCCCATTGCGAGACGGTGATGAGGTCGCGCGGCTTGACGCCGCGGCGGAAGCGGTCGCCCACCTCGGGCAGCATCGGCGTGGCCGCCGCCGCCTTCTCGCCCAGCGCGGTGGCCCACTGGTGCGCGGCCTCGGAGATCAGGTAGTGCACGCGCGTTTCCTCTCGCTCGCCGGCGATGGCCGACACGAAATAAGACGCTGCGGCATCGAGCGCGTCGAGCAGCAGCCGGCGCACCGCGTTGCCGGCCGCCATGAGGTCGGCGCCGGCGCAGGTCTCGGCCAGCGCGGCGTCGAACTCGGCTTTGGCGTTGGCGGCCTTGAGGCGCTCGCGCTCGGCTTGGAGGTCGGCTAGTGATGCCATGCGTGCAGCCGATTGAAAAGCCGGCGCACGACATAGCTGCGCGCCAGGCTGATGACAGTGAACCACGCGCCGATCAGCAGGTTGTCTGACAGCGGCAGATGCACGCCGAACAGCGGGAAAATGACGAGCTGGCTGGCGACTGCGACGCCGTAGCCAATGGCGACGTTGGCCACGGACTCGGCGCCGGACATGGCGCGCGACTGGCTCATTCGCCGAACTCCCGGCCGGTCTCGGCATGGACGGCGCGCTTGCCGGTGTATTGCTGCCAGCGGCGGACGGCGACGTCGACGTAGTTCGGCGACAGCTCCATCGCGTAGCAGCGGCGGCCGGTTTGTTCGGCGGCGATGATCGTGGTGCCGCTGCCGCTGAAGGGCTCATAAACCGACGTAGCCATGTTGCAAAGCGTTTGCATCGCAAACATCGCCAAATCGACAGGCATCACGGCGCGGTGCAATTCTGCGAATTCGTTTTTTCCGTGCGGGTTGATTCGCACAATGTTTGGCACAGATCCGTGCCAATCAGCAAACCGAATAGCGCGAGATCCATTCCCGCCGAAAATCAACAAAAACTCGAACGCGTTATTCATAACGCATGATTGCATCTGTGGAGCGCCGTGGCCTTTGTCCCAAATCGCAACGTCACACAATTCGCCGCGGTTTTCGTTTAACCACTCAACCAATGCGATTTTGTTGTCGGCAAGCATTTGCACATTGCAAACAATGACGCCACACAAATCGCGCGCCGCCGCATACCACCCGCGCATCAGCGCAAGCCATTCCGATGGCCTGTCGTCGTGAATGTCATAAAACGTTTTGCGATGTTTAGCGCCCGGCTCGTAATGGTCGCGCAGTTTCGCAACATTGCCGGCGCCATATGGCGGCGACGTAAAGCACAAATCTGTCTTCTCGCCATTCATCAGCAGCGCCACCGAGCCGCCGTCCGTGCTGTCGCCGCACATGATCCGGTGCCGCCCAAGCAGCCACACATCCCCCGGCTTCGTCACCGCCTCGGCCTGCACCGCCGGCGCGGCGTCGGGGTCGGTTTGGCCTTCCGGCGTGGCGTCCAGCCCGGCCAGCAGGGCGTCGATTTCCTTGAGGTCGAAGCCGGTCAGGCCGACGTCGTAGCCTTCGTCCATCAGGTCGCGCATTTCCAGCGCCAGCATGGCGTCGTCCCACCCGGCATTGAGCGCCAGCCGGTTGTCGGCGATGACGTAGGCGCGCCGCTGCGCGTCGGTGAGGTGGCCGAGCCGGATGCACGGCACTTCGGCCAGCCCGAGCTGCCGCGCGCCCATCACGCGGCCGTGGCCGGCGATGATGCCGCCATCGGCGTCGATCAGCACCGGGTTGGTGAAGCCGAACTCCTTGATGCTGGCGGCGATCTGCGCTACCTGCGCGTCGGAGTGCGTGCGGCTGTTGCGCGCGTAGGGAATGAGCCGGTCGATGGCGAGGGTTTCGATCTGCATCAGAAGCGCTCCCCGCAGTCGGCTTCGATCTCGGCCGCTTCCGTGTTTATTTTTTTCGCGGCGGCCATGATGCGATCCACGGTTTCTGCGGTCAGCGCATCGGAAGCCGAGGCCAATAACCGCGTGATGCAATCACAGTGCGCCTTCATGGCTTGCGCTGCGGTCAGCGCGGGAAACCAATGGCGGACGTTTTTTTTCAGTCGATTCTTTCTCATGCTGTTTGCTCCGGTTGTTTTGCGGTTTCGGCGCGCATGCGCCGCAGGGCGCGCGGCAGTTCGCGCTTGATGATGTGGCTGATGACCGTGAAATAGCCGCCGATGGCCAGATTGTCGGCCAGCGGCAGATGCACGCCGAACAGCGGCAGAATGGCGATCTGGCTGGCGACGGCCACGCCGTAGCCGATGGCGACGTTGGCGGCGCTTTCAATGGCCGACTGGCGGCGGCTTTGGGTCATGGCGCCGACGGCTCCGGGAAAGGCTGGCCCGTTGCTTCAAGCGTGGCGCGCTTGCCGGTGAATTGCTGCCAGCGGCGGACGATCACGTCGGCGTAATTGGGCGAAAGCTCCATCAGGCGCGCGATCATGCCGAGCTGCTCACTGGCGATCAGCGTCGATCCACTGCCACCGAACGGATCGACAACGATTGCGCCAGGCTTCGCCGAGTTCTTGAGCATCCGCTCGATCAGCGCAACGGGCTTCATGGTCGGGTGCACGTCGTTCCGCTTTGGCCGCAGCTCACGCATGATCGAATCCTCGATCCATTCGACCTTGGCGTTGCCGTCGACGATCATCACCTCTTCGCCGATGGTCACCTGCCATTTCCCATCCGAACGCTTCACGAACGGCGAACCGCTCGTGCCCGCATCGCTTACGGTGGTCTGCGCGCGGCCTCCGTAGAACTTGTGTGCACCCCCTTCCTTCCATCCGTACAGGATCGGTTCGTGAATCCACTGGTAATCAGACCTGCCGAGTACCAGTGAATCCTTCCGCCAGATCACGACGCCGGACAACTTGAATCCCGCCGCCTTGAACTCGGCCGTGAAGTTGGCACGCTCGGTGTCGGCGTGCGCGACATAAATCGCCGCACCTTTGCGCATCACCGCGTGGGTAGCACGATAAAACCCGCTCAAGAATTTTCGGAAATCGGCGTCTGACATATCGTCGTTGTCAATTTTCCCGGCCGCCGTCTCATAGGCGACGTTGTAAGGCGGATCGGTCCAGCAGGCGTCCGCAACGTCACCGCGCATCAGTAACGCCATCGCCCCCATGTCCGTACTGTCGCCGCACATGATCCGGTGCTTGCCGAGCAGCCACACATCCCCCGGCCGCGTCACCGCCTCGGCCTGCACCGCCGGCGCGGCGTCGGGGTCGGTCTGGCCTTCCGGCGTGGCATCCAGCCCGGCCAGCAGGGCGTCGATTTCCTTGAGGTCGAAGCCGGTCAGGCCGACGTCGTAGCCTTCGTCCATCAGGTCGCGCATTTCCAGCGCCAGCATGGCGTCGTCCCACCCGGCATTGAGCGCCAGCCGGTTGTCGGCGATGACGTAGGCGCGCCGCTGCGCGTCGGTGAGGTGGCCGAGCCGGATGCACGGCACTTCGGCCAGCCCGAGCTGCCGCGCGCCCATCACGCGGCCGTGGCCGGCGATGATGCCGCCATCGGCGTCGATCAGCACCGGGTTGGTGAAGCCGAACTCCTTGATGCTGGCGGCGATCTGCGCTACCTGCGCGTCGGAGTGCGTGCGGCTGTTGCGCGCGTAGGGAATGAGCCGGTCGATGGCGAGGGTTTCGATCTGCATCAGAAGCGCTCCCCGCAGTCGGCTTCGATCTCGGCCGCTTCCGTGTTTATTTTTTTCGCGGCGGCCATGATGCGATCCACGGTTTCTGCGGTCAGCGCATCGGAAGCCGAGGCCAATAACCGCGTGATGCAATCACAGTGCGCCTTCATGGCTTGCGCTGCGGTCAGCGCGGGAAACCAATGGCGGACGTTTTTTTTCAGTCGATTCTTTCTCATGCTGTTTGCTCCGGTTGTTTTGCGGTTTCGGCGCGCATGCGCCGCAGGGCGCGCGGCAGTTCGCGCTTGATGATGTGGCGCAGGCGGGCGATTTCCTTGTCGAGGATCTGCCGGCGCTGCAGGTCGTTGGCGCAGGCGGCCAGGCGCGGGGCGGTCTGGTCGATGACGCGCTCGATGCCGGCGCGCAGTATGGCGCCGAGGCCGGCGGATTCGCGGCGGACGGCGGCGCGCTCGAAGCGCAGGCCGCGGCGCAGGGCCATTTCGAGCTTGAGCGTGGAGTTTTCGTAGTGCATCAGCAGCGCCTTGGCCTTGGCGCGGCTGCTGCCGTCGGTGTGGCCGACGTCGATTTCCGGCGCGGACGGTGGCGGCGCGGCGGCTGGCTGGCGTTGCGCGGCGAAGCGTTCGGCAACGTCCGGGCGGCCGCCCTGCGTTTCCGCGATGCGGGCGCGGCTGGCCGGGCCGTCGATCTTGCCGTCGGCGGTGAGGATGCAGCGTCCGGTATCGACGAGCTTTTGGACGTAGCCGACGGACATGCCGATTTCGGCGGCGAACTGGCGGCGGGATAGTCCGCTCATGCGGCCCTCGCCAGGATGGCCTTGATGGCGCGGTCGACTTCGTCGAGCAGGTCTTTGTCGACCTTTGCCATGACGCGGTCGCGGATCTTGCGGGCGTTGAACATCTGGCTGAAGCCGATGACCTGGACTGGCTCAATCGGCAGCCGTGCATCGCCGGTGCGAATGAAGACGGTGCGCCCCTTGTTGCCGATGAAGGCGCCATCGATTTTCTTGAGTCCGCCGGCGCGGCGAATCTTGAAGCCTAGCTGGCGTTTGATGGCGGCGATGTCCTTTTTCTTGATGCCGACGGCGCCGCGCGTCTTGAAGCTGGCGCCGGCGGCGACGGCGACGGCGAGGAAGCGGATCATGTTGGCCGATCGGCCGCGCCGGCTCTTGCTGCCGAAGATGTCGATGACGGCCTGCAGATTGCTTCCGCTGGCGCTGCGCAGGCTGATGGCGTTTCGCACTTCGTCTGCCTTGACGGCGTATTCCTGCGTGATGGCGCGGTTGATTTCTGCGCGGGCTTTCTGCGCGGTCTTGTTGATGGCGGCGGACATGGCCTTGCCCTGCAGTTCGCCGGGCAGGCGCCCGATGCGGCGCTGCACTTCGGCGATGCCTCGGATGTCGACCTTGAGGCCGATTCCGCTCATGCGCGCCAACCGCCGCGCTGGCTCGCGTCCTGTTCGCGTTGCCAGCCGTCGCGGCAATCGACGTCGCAGAAGCGGGCGCCAGCAGGCAACAGAGCGTCGCACCAGTGGCAGGCACCAGTCACCGGCAGCCCTGGCGCGTGCGAGGCGTGCTTGAGCATGGCGATGTGGCGGTCGAATTCTTCTCGCTGCGTTGCGCTGTCTGAGATGTCCATCAGCGAATTTCCTTGGAAAGGTTGGTCGGCGCCCATCCGGTGTCAGAGAGGCGGACGGCGGCGGCGGGGTTGTAGGGCATCGGCGTGCCGACTTCGTGGCCGCCTTCGCGTGCGTGGAAGGTGTGCTGCCCGGCGATGCCAGCGCGGATGGCTGCGTCGATCATGTCGGCGCCGAACGCGGCGCGCAGGTCATCGATCCAGCCGGCGACGGTTGGCATTGCCTGGCGCAGGGGTTTTTTGTGCGGATCGGTCATGTTCCGGGTTCTGTTTTTGTGTTCCGGGTACCCGGAACAGCCGAAAGCCTTACGGCACAAGGCTCGTTCCGGGTGTTACGGGTGTTCCTTGTGTACACGCGCGGGAGATATTCAGATGTGTGCGCGAGGAGCGCTGGCGCGTGTCCGTGTGTACGCGCGCGTAGGCCAGGAACACCCGTAACACCCGGAACAAGCCTGTACTGGTGCGGGGTTCCGGGGTTCCGGGTACCCGTAACACGGTGCCGCGAACCCGGAACAGTCAGGCGGCCCATGCGTTGCCCTCGCTGGTTTTGCTGGCTTCAGCGAACTTTGCGACGCATTCCGTCAGCCAGCGTACGGCCGCCGTTCCTGGAACCTGCCCGTTTCCAGCGGCCTCGACATTGGCGACCGGAGGGAAGAGGATGGGCTTGACCTCTGTTTCGACGGCATGATCGCTCGGGAAAACGCGCGCCTTCTTCTTTTCCCAGCCTGGCAAATGGGCGAGTGACCCGTGGAAGTGATTGGACGGGCGTGGCCGGCTCTCACCATTGGCCCGGCACCAGCGCAGATAGGTTGCGTAAACATCGCCAGCGAGCGCCGGGCATACCGGCAGGCCAAGATCGCCGGTTATCCATTCTGTAGCGAAGCGCACCTCGGACGGGCTGGAAAGCATCATCAGTCGTTGCTTGGCGTCAGTCATCGGCGGACGCTTTTTCGGGTGGAAGCCGGTCAGGTCGAGATCGAGCAGGTACTGATAAAGAGCGGCGACGCCGCCGGCCTCGATCTCGAGGAACACGTCGTCGTAATATTCCTCAGACAGGGCCGGCGGGGTATATACCACCAGGTGCCGGCGGTCGTCGTTGTCGATGGGCAGCGGCTGGCCCTCATTCGACAGGTAACAGATGTTGACCTGGTTGCGCTGGCGATAGGCGGCGATGTTCTTAGGGTTGATGCGTATCCATTCGCCGCTGACAAGTTCCTTGAGCTCGTTCTTGATGTGCCACATCTCGGCGCGGGTCACGACCTCTTCGGCCAGAATGAACAACTTGGAGTCGGACCAGTCTGAATTGAACTTGTCTTCGAGGCCGCGCTGGTTCAGGACGGTCGAATAGTCGCCATAGATTTTGGCGAGTTGCTGGAAAACGGTCGACTTCCCGGTTCCCTGCGGACCGTGCATGATGACGGCGCTCGACATCTTGGCGCCGGGATTCTGCAGCGGGTATGCCATCCAGCACAGAAGCCATCGGTAAACGGCCTCCGATGTTTCCGGAGCCTCGCCGCTGCACAGGTAGCGCAGCAGATCGAGTAGAAGTTCGCAGGATCCGGCCTTCGGCTTCATCGGCCACCCGCGCCAGGTATTCAGCTTGCACTCGTCGTCATTGCCGGACGGGTCGAAGCCGACCTGGTCAATGTAATAGGCGCCGCGCTCGACCCATTCCGGGTGGCGCTTGATGTCATCGCCGCGGGCGCCGGCCGGCAGTAGCGCCAGCATCTGCGATTTCTTCGCCACCTTGTTTGTCCAGGTGTCGAAAACATAGTCGCCGGTGCCGTCATCGAGCGGAATGAAGCGCTGCACAAGGTCGTCGACGGTCATGACGGATTGCGCGGCACGGCGGCCGTTTCCCCCTCCCCCCTCGGACGCAGCACCCGCCCGCATGGCTTGCTGCGCAACGGCCTGCCAGCCGAGCGCGGCCAGCTTGGTCTCGATCTGCGCGCGGACTGCGCCAAGGCCTTCGCGGGCATGGAGGTCGTTGAAGTCGGTGATCTTCTGTCTGTCTCGGTCGGCCGCGAAAACCGGCGCGACCCACGCCCCGGCGACGGCCAGCGCCGCATTGCTGGCGTGCGTGATGCCGGGGTTGCCGTCGGTCAGGTAATCATCATCGGCGCAGATCAGCAGCCTGGCCAGCTTGTACTTGGCGTGAATCGCCGCGGCGACCGGGCCGAGGTTGCCGGCGTCGAAGGCGACGGCCACCGGCAGGCCGGTAGCCATGTGCAGCGAGGCGGCGGTGGCGTAGCCCTCGGCCATCAGGATCACCGCGCCAGCGGCAGACGATAGGCCGCC